CTAATTGAGGATCAGCAAGAGTATATTCTGCCTCAAGAAGTTACCACTGTGAGACAGATTTTCCGCAGAACTATCGGTAGCACTGGACAGAGTGCAGGAAATCAGTTTGAGCCTTTTGAAGCTGGATACTTGAACACCTACTTACTCAAAGTGGGCCGAACTGGTGGATTGCTCAGTTATGAACTATATACTCAGTACCAGGAAATGACAGCTCGTATGTTTGGTGGGTATGTGAACTATACATTTAATCCAGTGACCAAGAAACTCACCATTGTTAGACGTCCTCAAAACTCAGGTGAAACATTCCTGCTCTGGACTTTTAACATGAAACCAGAAGTGTATCTGTTGCAGGATTATCGTATCAGTAACTGGATCAAAGATTACACCTACAGCATGTCCAAATACACACTGGGAGAAGCTCGAAGTAAGTTTGCACAGATAGCCGGACCTCAAGGAGGCACAACCCTCAATGGTGAAGCTCTAAAGAACGAAGCCAAAGAAGAAATGGATAAACTGATCGAGGATCTCAAGAATTATGTTGATGGTTCTACTCCAATCACTTTTATCATAGGTTAACGTTCGTAATTGGCTTAGATTGCATAAATAAAAGTATGAAAGACATACTAATTCAACTTATCCAATCAGATACGTCAAGTAACAAGTCAGCAACTAGATATTTGAATAAAACTCATCCTGAACTTTGGCTAGAAATATTGAAGTTAACAGATTTTTTGCCTGACACTGCTAAACCTAAACAAAGAGTTTGGCATATAATGAATAATATTTGGCAAATACCTCTTTGTCCTGTTACAAACAATCCAGTTAAATGGTGTGAAAATCGGTATCTTACTACGAAAGACCATAAAGCTAGAAGAAAATTCCAGGAGTTGCGAGGAGATTTTAAAAATAGTCATACCCCTGAAATTAATGAAAAACGCCGGCAATCAAACTTAGAAGCAGTACTGAATGGTAGAAAATATCGGTCAAAGTCAACTTATACTAAGTTGCAAACAGAAAATCAAAGAAAAACTTTCTTAAAAAAATACGGAGTTGATAATCCAAGTAAGAATTCTGATGTTAAACTAAAGATATCAAATGCCCGAATTAAAAATGGTGCAACTCCGAAAGAACTAAGAACCGACAGAAGACGTTATTATGAAGAAGTTTGGAAATACACTAATCAAAGTTGGAAAGATCATTTTGACGATATTAATCCTGCTCGATTAAATCGTAGCGAAATGGCATTAGATCACATTTTTAGTATTCAGGCAGGATTTATGCAAAATGTTCCTCCTTGTTGGCTTGGACACTGGACTAATTTACGTTTAATAACTATACAAGAAAACAGCAAAAAAGATATGGGTTGTGATAAAACATTAGATCAATTGATTGAAGATGCAACCAATAGTCAATCTGCCATCTATCCTATCTCTTTAAACACTAACAGTTTGAGACAAAAAGAAAGATATGCAGACGGTGTTCATAATTTTGTTGGTTTATCTAAACGAAAAGTTGAAGATGGTAGTAGTAATTTATTAACAGAATATTGTTGCCCACGTTGCAGTAAAACAGGTAAAGGACCAGTTATGTTTAGACACCACTTTGATAACTGTAAACTTTGACTTGGTTAATTGAAATAATTATTGTTGGGTGTTGTTAGCAAATACTATATACTAGTAACATGGCTCAAGTATATGGCATAGTGGGATGGATTGGCAGTGGCAAAGACACTGTGGCTAATTATATCGTGGATAATTATTCTGGTTGGCGTCGTGTGAGTTTTGCAGGGCCGCTCAAAGATGCACTCAGTGTTATATTTGGGTGGGATCGTGAGTTGCTGGACGGCATTAGTGAAGAAAGTCGTGCGTGGCGTGAGCAAGTGGACCCTTGGTGGTCTGAAAGATTACAGATTCCGAGTCTAACTCCCAGGTGGATACTACAACACATAGGTACGGATGTCATGAGAAATCACTTTCACAATGAAATCTGGATTGCAGCGGCCGAACAACAGATTCAGCGACACCTGGATCAGGGATTAAATGTGATTGTGAGTGATTGTAGATTTCACAATGAGCTCAAAGCCATCCAAAAACGCGAAGGAAAGCTGATTGAAATCCACAGAGACTCTGGCGTAAAACCAGCTTGGCTTACCTGTGCTATCAGACAAAACACGGCTTCTGCTGAAGAGCTGGAGTATCTGCAAAAGAAAAAATTAACCATGGAACATCTGTGGCCTGGAATTCATCCCAGCGAGTGGAGTTGGGTGGGTTTGAAAACCGATTATCAGATACAAAATGTCGGATCTCTGGAACAGTTGTATCAGTCAGTGGATCAGTTGATGTTTCAAAGTTTTGTTAGTAATCACTAAACAGATCAGCCTTGCTCCAACCAGTGTCACTAACGCTTAGTAAGATTTGACAATTAGCGCACACTGTTCTTAAATTGTTGATGTTGTTGTTGGATAGGTTTCCATCCACACAAAAAACACCAAACACCTGTGACACAGGGTTATGAAACCCACAACGGTCACAGGTGTTCTTTTTTCTGTACCCTCTGAGTTGCCACAGAGGTTTGGTGTACCTCTGGTTGTTTTTTTGTTTACAACATTTTTCACACCGACTTCTGTAGTAGATTTTGTCTGCTCTGTGATAATTCACAGCACAGGGCTTGGTGTGACAAACCTTGCATAGTGGTCTCATGCTGTTATTTACCCAAAACCCTTTAAAAGGTGCCGTGAATCGCCAGAAAAACCAGGTTAGTAATAAATACTCGTAACTGGAGGCTATACAAAAATGGCGTTAACATCACCGGGCGTTCAGGTAACAATCATTGATGAAAGCAATTACACCCCTGCTGCGGCAGGGACAGTTCCTTTCATTGTGCTTGCTACTGCCCAAGATAAAACAAACCCCAATGGGGACTTGGCCGAATACACTACAGCAGCTAACGCTGGTAAAGTATTCCTGGTCACTTCACAGAGAGAATTGATTAACAAGTACGGCAAACCCAATTACTTGGTGAGTGCTGGAACCCCTGTTCACGGCTATGAACTCAACGAACATGGCTTGTTTGCAGCTTATAGTGCATTGGGTGTGAGCAATGCTGCTTACATCGTTCGTGCAGACATTGACCTAAACGAACTAGCTGGTTCTTCCGCAAGACCCACTGGTGGTGTTGCCAACAACACTCTGTGGTTGGATGTAGCAACCACTAAGTTTGGTATTTTTGAATGGAATCAGAGCACACCAGGATTCAGTCAGGTTTCAACATCCAATGTAACTGGCAGTGCGAAATTGTTCCTGCTCACAGATCCAGCTGACATCAGCGGTAGCGAGCCAGTCAACAATGTGGGCAAGCCTGGCGACTATGCCATTGACTTGACCAACACCGACAATCCTCTGTTCTACAAGATTGCTGGACCCAGCAGCTACAGCTTGTATGGAGCTTGGGCACAAGTGGGAACCAGCGATTGGCAACTGGGATGGCCAGCAGTTACTGGTACAACCACAGCAAACATCAGTGCTATCACTGGCAATGTGTTCAGTATTAACGGAAGCAATGTTACTGTGGGCGCAAACCTCACAGCCACAGTGGCCAATGTTAATTTGGTTAATTCTTCCAACATCAAAGCAGCAGCTACCAGCAATGGACAGCTGAGCGTATACTGCAATTCCAACGTGGGCAATGTGACATTCCTCAACGTCACAGGAACGCCACTCACCACACTGGGTATCAGTGCCAACGTGGCTTACAATTGCCCATCATTTGTTGACAGCAAGCACACTCAGGCTCCTGCAGGTGGAACTTGGTCAACCACTGGCAGCAACCCCAGACCCACTGGATCTGTTTGGTTTAAGACCACCAGTCCCAACAATGGTGCCAGTTTTGTGGTAAAGCGTTACAGCAGCACCAGCGAAACCTGGACTGAATTGGTGACGCCAGTTTATACCGACGATGCAGCAGCAATCTACGCACTGGATCCAATCAGTGGCGGATTGGCTATTGCTTCGGGCAAGACATACATTCAAAGCGATGTGGACGCCAATAACACTGCCACATTCAAGCTGTTTAATCGCAGAGCTGGAGTGACCAGCGTAACTGGCGGAAATGTTGCTCCAACATTTGTGGTATCCGAACAATTTACTGTACGCTACACAGTGGCTGGTAATGCTGCAATTCAGGGCCCAACCACAGTGACTATCAGTGGCGGCACCAATGCTGCTGCATTCGTGAGTTCTCTAAACAACGCAAACATTCCCAACGTGAGTGCTGGAATTGAAACCAGCGGTGCAATCACTGTTACTCACGCACTGGGTGGTGTGTTGGAACTCAAAGATACTAGCGGCACACCATTGGCTGATGCTGGCATCACAACCATCTCTACTGGTGCTCGTGCCAGCGACGTTAACAGCGGCGCTATTTGGGTAAGTAACTGGAGAATGCCTGCTTACACAGTGGATGACAACGAACCCAGTGCTGATCCTGCTGATGGAACTTACTGGTACTACAATGAACCCACTGAATTTGACATCATGATCAATGATGGTTCAGGCTGGAGAGGTTATCTCAATGGCGGCAGTGATTCACGTGGTTTCAACTTGGCTAACACTGACCCCAACGGACCAATTGTGAGTGCAAGTGAACCCACCACACAGAACAGCGGAGCTAGTCTGGTGAGTGGTGACCTGTGGATCAACACCGACAACTTTGAAGATTTCCCCAAAATCTATCGTTACAACGCAGCGTTGGCAACTTGGATATTGATCGACAACACCGATAGCACCAGCAGCGATGGTATTATTTTTGCTGATGCAAGATGGGGCGTTGATGGTAGCGAAGACGTTATCACAGACGATCTGCCAACCATCCAGGACCTATTGAGCTACGATTACACCGATCCTGACTGCCCCAGCTATGCTGAATATCCACGTGGTATCCTGCTGTTCAATACTCGCAGAAGCGGTATGAACGTCAAGCAGTTTGTGGTGAATGCATTTGCTGATTATGACAATCCACCCAGCTATCTAAATGCCTGGGTAAGTGCCAGCGGCAACAACGAGTACGGTGTGGCTTATCTGGGTCGTCGTGCTCAACGTGCATTGGTTGCAGCCAAGATGTCTGCTGCGGTGACCAGCAGTGTGGAAGCTGTGGAAGAAACTCGCAACTTCAACCTGATGTGCGCACCTGGATATCCAGAACTCACCAGCACACTGACTCAGCTCAATGTAAACCGCAAAGAAACTGCATTCATTATTGTGGACAGTCCACTGAGACTGGAAGCTGACAGCAACAGCCTGGATGCTTGGAGCCGCAACCTGAACCTGGCTGTGGACAACAACGAACAGGGCTTTGTGAGCTACTATGAATACATGGCTGGTTACTACCCAGCTGGATTTACTCGTGACCTGGACGGCAACTACTGTGTGGTTCCCTCAAGTCACATGGTATTGCGCAGCATTATCCGCAGTGACCAGAAGAGTTACCCATGGTTTGCTCCAGCAGGTATTCGCAGAGGCACAGTGGACAACGCAACTGCTATTGGATACATTGACCCTGCAACTGGCTTGTTCCAGAGCATTGGTGTAAACAACAGTTTGCGTGATGTTCTGTACAACGGAAAAGTGAACCCAATCAGTGTGCTGAGCGACAGTGGTATCACAATCTACGGTCAGAAGACTCGTAGTGCCACAACCAGTGCATTGGATCGTGTAAACGTATCCAGATTGGTTGTTTACTTGCGTCGTCAGCTGGATCTGATTGCTCGTCAATACATTTTTGAACCCAACGATGAAATTACTCGTAAGGAAATCAAGAATCAGATTGAAAAAGAACTCAACAGCATCAAAGTAAATCGTGGATTGTACGATTATGCTGTTGTGTGCGATACTAGTAACAACACACCTGACAGAGTTGACCGCAATGAACTTTGGGTAGATGTAGCGATTGAACCAGTAAAAGCTGTGGAATTCATCTACATTCCAGTGCGTATCAAGAACACTGGTGATATCCAAGCTGGTCTATAACAACTAACTAACAGATGAAAACGGGCAAGTTAATCTTGCCCGTTTTCTTTTGTCCATGTCCATTTGGCATGACCGCAGTCCCAAATTCGATCCCATCCTTGCTCTTGTCTGTTTTTCCATTCAGTTAAACTGGTATTGTCATTTACATTTTTTCTCAATGAATATCTGTGCTTTCGAGTTGTGTAATTTTTGTCAGTATACCAATAGCCGGGTTTGCTGTTTGAAACAAATTTAAACCCCAAATGTCGATAACTCTCACCAGTAAACCATCTCAAGTCAGCATAGCTTATAACTTCGCCTGGGTTGTAATTTTTAACAAAGTATGAAAACAATTTACTTGCTGCGCCAATTACTAAAGTGTCAATAGAACCAGCCATTCTTTGAATTTCCCAAGTTTGTGTATTTCGTCTGCTAATGTTATTTTTAGTAAAAGTCATCACATAAACTAGATGATCGTTATAATACAACCCTAAATGTAGTTGAGCCGCAGCAGCACCATGTATGTGATTTTGATTCAAAAAAACAGCTGACTTTTTACTTTCTATTACAGAAATTTGACATTGACGTGCGAAAATTTTATTCTGAATGTTTTTGTTAATCTTGTTTTTAATCATTGATTTGATTAAAGGTGCGTTTGCGGCCCATTCGTCATCGAAAATAGTTAATAATTGAATATTTTGATTGCGACAATTCTGCCATTTTTCTTGATGATAAAATTGACCTTTGTTGCCAGACAGTTCACTGTGCCAATATATTCCACTGTATTCAATGGCTAAATTATGATCTGGCAAAAATATGTCTAACTCTCTGGGAGTTATAATGTCTCTGCATCTAGTCACTATATTATTAACACCAATTTCATTTAAAAAATCAACAATTTCTGTTTCTGCTTTGCTCGTTGGGCCTTGTAGTTTGGGAAAACATACTGGACATAATTTTTCCTGAAATTTGTTAGGTTGTAGTAACTGCAAAGATCGACTAAAATGAGTATTACAACTATTGCATTCTAAGAATAATGTGGTTTTGTCTCTGTTGGATATAATGATATTTTGATCTTTGGCTATCTCTCGATATTTGTCTAAAGTTTGTTGTTGTTTAATTGCTCCTGCAATCAGCAACGATTTGCTAATTTGCTGTTTGGTTTCTTCTTTGAGTTTTGCGCCAGCCCTATTCCCAGATCCACCAGCCTTTCGTGTTGCTTGAGCTTTTTTAACTCTCTCTGAAACAATTTCTGGATTTTGTTTGGCAAATTCAATCATTCTTTTGCTATGTAACTGTCGATTTTCTTCCGACACAGAATGAATGGGTCTTGTTAGCTCGCCTGATCGATATTTTTCTTCACGTAGTTGAAACGATTGTTTGAGTTTCGTGCGATGCTCATCTGATAACTTAACTCCCTTTCGATGTTGATTTTTTGATTTAATAAACTCAGCCCAATCAAAATCTTGTGCAGTATTTGCTCCATACAGTTCCTGATATTTCTTTACAGACATTTTATGCTTTTGTAAATGTTTCCAATCGATTATTTGATCAAATGTTTCTCCACACACTGCGCAAGAAATAGGCATGTTGTTATCTCCTTCACAAACTATTTATACACAGCGACAAAAATACGCAATAAACTGTCACTGAAAAAGTCACACTCAAAATTCAGAGTTCTGAGCTGATTTTGGGGCTAAATGGCATAAATATTTTTAGAGCAAATGTAAACATTTGTTAGGAGATTTTAAAAATGGCAATCGCAAGTTTGACAAAATTTACTGTCCCGCTTGGTGGAGATACAGCAGCGCAAGGCTTGCTGATGCCCAAGCTGAAGTATCGTTTTCGCATCATATTTTTGAACTTTGGTGTAAGTGGATCCACAACTGAATTAACCAAGCAGGTGGTGGATTTTGCTCGTCCTCAGATCACGTTTGATGAACAGATTATTGAAATCTACAACAGCAGAATCAAGTATGCTGGCAAGCCTGCCTGGGGCGACACCACAGTTAATCTGCGTGATGATGCAACTGGTCAGGTGAGTAAACTGGTTGGTGAGCAGATTCAGAAGCAGTTTGATTTCATGGAACAGAGCAGCGCCCGTAGTGGCATTGATTACAAGTTCCAGATGAATTGTGAACTGCTGGACGGTGGCAACGGCGCCAATGCTGCCACTGTGTTGGAAAGTTGGGAACTGTATGGCTGCTATGTTAAAGACGTAAACTATGGTGACCTAAACTACGGCGAAAGTTCTCCAGCACAGATTGCGCTGAGTATTGCATTTGATAACGCTGTGCAGAAACCCGACGGTAGTGGTATTGGTGCTGCTGTCAACAGAACATTGGGTAGCGTAATCACAGGATAATAACTTCATGAGCTTCGCAGGATCATTGGGCACAGTTCTTCGTGGACTTAATGGCACCAGCGACACGGTCCGGGACTATTCACATGCGTCCCGGACCTTTGTCTCTGACAATTACGCACTTCTACCTAAGACCAAGAGATGGTGGCATGTTCATTTTGAACTAACGCCAGAGGCTCGTGCTCTTTATGAAACCATTCAAGCTGAGACCAATCCTGGCGGAAATCACAGATACAGTGTGGCCACTGACAACACTACACAAGATGTGGGTTTTCTGAGTGTGTTGGCTAAAACTGTGAAACTTCCTGGCATCAAGATGGACACCAAGAAGCATAATCATTACAACAAACAGGTTATTTCCATCAACAAAGTCAATTACGATGACATTAGCATTGATTTCCATGATGATGCGTCGGGCTATACCAGAGCATTTTGGGATGCATATTACCTGTATCATGTGCAGGACAGTCGTTATCGTGATTATGGTAAAATGAGTGGTCAGGGAGTATCGGTTTCTCAAGAATACTGGGGATACGATACACAAAATTCTCCTGATGTTATCAATAGTCTTACACTTTATGGAAATCCAGCACTGGATACGCATCACTATGGATTGGACACAGTGAACGCATCCACTGGTGGTCGTGGGGTAGACGGATACTTGGACAGAGTTAGTCCGTTTTTGAAGTCCATTAAAATATATCACTTTAGTCGTCCTTCGGGATCTGGTGATGAAAAAGAATATCCTCATTATACCGAATATACTTTGGTAAATCCAGTAATTACCAGCTGGGAGCAAGACACACTGGATTACTCCAGTGGAGACCCCGCGGTAAACAGCATGGGAATCAGTTATGAAACGTTATTTTATGCCACTGGTAAATTGGATGAATCAAATTCAGAAATTGCCAGCTGGAGCGACATCAATAAACGTTGGTATGACAAATCAAAATCTCCGCTGCCCAATGCACAACAACGTTTGGTTAACACTGGTATTGATTTAATAACTAATCCAGCAGCAACCGCTCGAAGATTAGCCACCCCGCAGGGCATTTTTAACACAGTGAGGGATGTGGCTACCTGGAAAGGCACATCAGTGCCGGGCATCAACGCCAATTTTACTGGTACTGGCACCGGTTCTAAGATTATCAACGCTGCTGCAAACAGTGCTCAGAGTTACTTTAATGTTTCGCCCAGCAGCATCAATGTGCCCAATGCTGGTGGTGCGGTTACTGCTCTGAGAACTCTGGGCAATAAACTGAAAAAACCCAGCAAATAACTCATAAATATCAGATATGAGAAACAATTATTTTAATAGCCAGGGGCAAATGGGTCCTATTGATGTTTCCATTGAGGCAACTCAATACGACAATCTCAAGAGTTTAGTTCAGACCAGAGTGTCTGATCCTGAGCTTCAGAAAGAATATATTGCAGCTTTTGCCTTGGTGGCAAAAAGTTTGAATCTCACTGTTGCGCAATTTGCTGATCTGATGCGTCAGCAAGGTGACAGTTATGAACAGG